ACCAGTGAGTTACCATTGGGATCGTAATCACCACGGTACTCCTTAGCCATGTACTGCAGTTGAGCATCAGGGTTATTCCTATTTGGATACCTACTGGCCCACTGGTCATAAGCAGTACGCCTAGCACCAGTGAATTGACCAGCACCACGACCTGCTCCACTGCCACCTTCAACAACATCAAGGTTGCTAAGGTCAGCAGAACCAGTCTCTTGAATCAGGTTAGCAGTGAACCCAATAGCTTGGTCCCTGGTTAGTTTTGGGATACGACCATTACTCCATTTAGACATCGTACCGTCAGTTAACAACTTAAGGGTACGAGCAATCTGTGGTGATGGTTTAATCTTCAACGCCTCAGCCATACTTCTTACCTCGGCGAGGTCTGGTACGGTTTACCTTTGGTGATTCCAGTTTACCTTTATTGGGACCTGTATGGCTGGCATCTTTACCATCACCATTACCATATGTTCCGAGCTTTCGATTAAGCTGGTTGGCTTCGGTACGGATTTTAAGACCGTCCTTTGTCTTATTGTAGGCGGCCTGTTGCTTAAGACGTTTGGCCTTAGCTTCGGGGTTAGCCTTGTAGTATTTAGACGTGCGACTTGCCATACAGCCTCTTCTGGATAAGTTCAGGATCTACCTTTGGCATGATGGTGGCTAGTTTATCAAGCGGGTTACCATGATACGCACAGCCCGAAATATCGTTCTTTGATAACCAATCTGTGCAAGCTTTTAGATCTGCAGTACTAGCCTCACCAGATTTAATGCGGCGAAGAAACTCTTCGGTAACTAGGTTATGTAATTCGTTAAAAGCATCTTCCGTAGCTTTCTGTTTAGGTGCCATAGTGTCCGTTAATAGATAAGTAGTTTAAAGCTGATTGAAGGATGGTTGGATTATCTTTCAACAAACCAAGAGCTGCGTTACAAGAACCACATAAGAGACCACGTACTTCGCCCGTTTCATGGTTATGATCTATTGAAAAACGCTTTCGATTACCACCAGGTTCATCTATTCCGCATATTTTACAACAACCATTCTGTTCTTCAACCATTTGATCATACTCTTCTACGGTAATGCCATATTGGCGCATGTAAATAGTTGATCTACTTTCACCAGAATCATATTTTTGTTTTTGATAAAAGCGAGTACATGCTTTGCATTCACTTTTGTGACCATCTGACATAGCAGCTCTTTTATGGAATTCACTAAATTCTTTTTCTACCCCACATCTAGTGCAAACTTTCATTTAATTATTCCGTAAAGCTATCTGATCGAGCTTCGACTCGATGCGGATCATGTGATCCTCCATCTTTTGTAAAGCGTTGGCGAGTTCTTGGCGTGGGACGTACTTCTCAGCCAGACGCAGTTCAACACCGTCAATACGTTTGTCGATACTGTCCATGCGTGAATTAGACCTGCTGTTGATAGTAGCAATACCACCACCAATGCCAATAACAAGGGATGCAACTCCTGTGATAATTGCTTCAACCATCAGATGTATCCAATGTAGACTTGTACACCGTCTGCAGATACAGCAGTAGCGTCTAACAAGGTATCACCATCGGTTATTGAATAAGCAATACCATTCTTAAAAGTAATACCACTAGTGAAGTTAAGCTCTTTAGATGTACTAGCACCTATGTGAATAATAATCATAGGTACATCTGTACCAACAACAGGGGCTGTTACCTTGTCGTAAAATCTAAGTGTTACAGCGCTACCGCTACCACCACCACCATGAGTATTATGTACAATGATATTAAAAACAGAACCAGCACTACCCTTAATTAAGGTTGCATTGGTACTAGCCGTAGAGCTTTTAAAATGCGCTTGAGTGGTTACAGGTAGTTCACGTGAAAATCTACCTGGTGTGATGTTGTAAGTAGTACTAGACATTTTCCCGCAAAATACGTATTAGTTTGTCCGCATATTGCGGATCGGTGGCGTAACTTTCTTTTACCAGTAACTTGGCACATTCATCAGGTGTTGCTGCACGGTTAACACCACTGTACCCCTTGAAGTCTTTGTACCAACGATCTACGATGTAGCTGACACAGGAGCTGATATCTTGAAAATCTTTGAACCAGGCGTCTACCTTGATCTCCATACCACCTACAAACTCAGTAGTGGAGACAAGTGAGCCAATGCCATCACGTTCGGACTTGATACCGAAGTAGTTGTTCTTACCAGATGTGTGTTTACCGTAGCCACTTTCAAGTGCCCACTGTGCTGCCACTACATCAGGGAACTTAGCTCCAGCAGCTTTGGCAGCGGCTACAATACCATCCCATGTGTTGGTAATGGCTACCCTGGAAGGTGGAGTGATGGTGCTACGGAAGGTCATAAACCAACCAGTGCGGGCGCCTTCTACTTCCCAACGCTTTAGCCAGTTGACCCAGGAGTAACGGACTTCCTTACCACCAGATCCAACAGTGACGTATCCACCGTTGACGTTATCCATCTCACCGTATGGATCGTGGAAGACACCCTTTCCACCTTCATCACCGATGAGCAGCATCCAGTGACCACCACCAGTAGGTCGTGATGCATGGCCACGATGTAGGATACCTGTAGCTGTGGGGTAGCCGTTCTTCAGTTCGTTGATTAGCCCTTGTTTAGTGCCGTTCTTATAGAACGTGGCAGTAACACCGTAGTCCTTACAGGCTTTGATGTGGGCTGTGTATTCAGTTGTGTCTCCGTACTTCAGAACTGTACGGAGGTAATCATCATCAGCGTTACTACCACGCAGAGCATCAGGTAGGAGATACTTGATGGCCATAGCACACGTGGAGCTAAAGCACATCCGATCTCCATGACCTGTTGCACTATCTGTTTGTGGGTAGTACTGCTTAACTGGAAGCAGCACCATTTCTACTTACCTCGAAAGGTACGACGAAAACGACGCACTGTGTCGTCCTCAGTACGGGTCTTACTGAAGTAAGCAGCAGCCATAGAGATGGCTTGAGTAACGCTGTTGGAGCGACGCTTCTTAGTCATTCCCAAGTATTCAGATGTAATGAAGAGGATAAAGAAGGCAAGCGTCTCGTAGGACACTTTGATGCCGAGGATGGTGATCATAGTTAAGGAGCCCCTAGATATTTAACAGTTGCCCAAGACCGATAGTTTGTCCCTAATACAATAGTAGATGGAGTACCAGATACCTGCCTTACTGTCAAAGCGATTGATCGAGTATTAGCCAAAGTCTGGTCAAGCCAAAGAGGAATAGGACCAACACTTACTTCAATCTTCTGACCTGCTCCTGGATTTACAGTACGACGTGTTTCAGGAATATCCACACCGTCAACAGTGATAGCTACCACATGGGACGACGATACAGGACAGTCAAGGTTGACTGAATAAGAAAGCTCATACAAGCCTTCTTTAATTTGCGATGGAGTAACCTCTAGCACTTTAGTAGCTACGTTTGTGGTGAGGGTAGCATCTGCTCCAACAGAACGTCTTAGAATGTACTCAGAGTTCTCTAGACTAGTGCCAGTTCTGACGACAGGCTTGCTAAGAATAGTCGATGAGGTGTTAACACTCTCTAGAGACTCAATATTCTGATTTAGCCACTCTATACTTGCCCCATCGCCATAACGCAAGGCGTATGTATAGGTGCTACCGGAAAGGTTGGTATATTGATGCTCATTACCAATAAATGTAGCAAAACCTTTGCGGATATCGAAATGAACAGCATTGCCATTGATAAAGTTACCAATAGCGACAAGCGACGGAGTTGTTACTGCTGAAGATGACGGAGACGAAAAGAATGGTGATCCACCAATGTTCGTTACAGAATCAGCATCTGTACCACAACGCACCATGTATTCAAGCCGCACTTCTTCATTACCAGAAGTAGTTAGCTTAGAACAGCGATAGTCTGACCCAGAGTATGGAACAGTGTTTTCCCTAAACGTGCAGCGTTCATAGACAACACCAATAGCCCTTTCCCGTATAATATCACCCCTGAATACACATTCACTGAAGACAGTACGGGTAGCACGTCCATCAGGAATCGTTACAGTACCAGTACCACCTGCTGGGGGGTCTGTATCAACACCAAGTTTGATAGAAGTAGGTCCAGTAAAGATACAACCGTCAAAGGTAGTACCAGCAGATCCCTTGCACAGCACTGTAGCAATAGTACAGGTATTAGCAGAAGAAGTAGTGAAAGTGCAGTTTAAGAAGAACGAGTCAGAATTGGCAAATTTGTTTAGCGAGCCAGATGTTGTATCTCCGTTGCACTCAAACAGTACAAGTTGAGACTTAGCAGCATTGTCGCCTCTAAAGAGTATATTCTCAAAACTAAGGCTGTCAACTGATCGAAGCCGCAGTAGCGCTGGCGCTGTACTCCCAGCCTTCCATTGCCATACAACTTTTTGCCTAGATGTAACTACATCCGGGCACCAAGGAGCATAAATCCTGAGGTTGCGTACAGAATCTAGAAGCAGTCCATCAACAATATAAGTACCTGGAGGTACAAATAGATCAGGGGCATTGGTGCCAGAGCAGTAAGTAATTGCCGACTGAATCGCTACCGTATCATCAGCCACCCCATCCCCCACAGCTCCAAAGTCTTTAACACTCACCACATCTTGCAGCTTTGATTCAACGGTGCGCTGCACAGCACCAGTACCAGCCTGGATGAAACCTCCACCCAGGTCGGCTAA